GCCAAATGGGGAAGTGAACCGTAGCTGATCCACCTCTAATGCCATTTTGAGTACAGCATCGGACAGTCGCTTCAAACTTCTTGAGGAATGGAACAACACCTGTGTGTTGAACTTCTCCGCCTCGGATTTTACTGTTGATGCCACGGATTTTACCTGCGTTGATGCCGATTCCCGCCCTTTGTGCAACGTATCGGCCAATAGCCATATCAGAGCTAAAGATAGAATCGAGGGTGTCATCAACATCAACAAGAACACAGCTAGCAAATTGTCGAAGTGGAGTTCGCACTCCCGCCATGACAGGTGTGGGAATGTTGATTTTGTGTTTGGAGATGGCATTGTAGTAACGACGAACGTAATCTAAACGTTGTTCTTTTGAATATTTTGCAAAGATGGTCAGAGCGATCATCATATATGCAAACTGAGGCGTTTCATAGACCTGTCCACTACTACGATCTTGAACCAGGTACTTATCTGCAACCTGTCGAAGACCTGCATAAGTAAACAAATAGTCTCGTTCGTGGTCAATGAACCTTTCTACAGTCGCAATTTCATCCTCAGTATAATTAATCAGAATCTCAGCATCATATACCCCATTCTCTACACATCTTTGAATGTGATCATAAAACTTTGGAGTTTCGTGCATTCTGCCGAAAAGACTCTTGCGAAGAGAAAACAGAAGAAGACGAGCAGCTACAAACTGATAGTTGGGATTGTCTAATGAGATAAGATCGCTCGCAGAACGAATCAGAATCTCTTGAATTTCTGCGGTGGTGATACCATCATAGAACTGAATACCAGACTGCATTTCAACTTGTGAAGCAGACACACCTGCAAGATCCTTACAGGCTTCGTCTACCATTTTATGCATCTTTTCAAGATCAAGTAGTTCAATAGAACCGTCACGCTTTTTAACTTTGATGCCGTTTGTCATACCTTCTTCCAATAGTTAACTTTAAGTTTTGCTTCTAAACCAGAGTAAGTGTTACATTCTACCACGTTTTGAACATCAAGTCCATTCAAGACCATATCATTGAGATCTTTCTGTTTAATGTCTGGTGGGAATATAACTACGGATTGCCCTTTATCAATAACTTGTTCGATGCGTTTTACGATCTGAACATTTCTAGGTTCGTTGTCGAAAACATAGACCAGTTTGTAATTGAAATCACTTAGGTCAACATCAGAACCACACATTGCAATACTGTTGGACAAGAACATCGAGTCGAAAGGGCCTTCGACGACATAAACAGTCTCCTCTTTATTAATTTTATCAAGACCATATATCTTTGGTTTGTCCTCCAACATAATGGTGATATACCTCATTTTGTTTTTGGGGTCTAAAGATCTACCCTGATATCCGAAGAGGTTACCATTAGTGTCGCGGAGGGGAATGATGATTCGTTCATCATCGTTGTCTGTGTCTTTGAAGATCTTCTTGTGAGTGTTAGTCCATTCTTTAAACTTTGGACAGTAGTAGAGACTTTTAAGATGTTCTTCTTTGACACCTCTTTGAACAAGATACGTTTTTGCCGAATGCGTAGTATTTAGTTCTGAGATCCTATCGAGTTCGTCACAAATATCTTTATCTCTAAACTTTGGTTGTTCAAAAATCAACTTAGGTTTAGGAGTTACAGTTCCTTTACCTGTCAGACCTTCCTGATATCTTTCCATCACATATTCATCGTACAGAGGTTTATCTCTGTCCTTCAGAAAATATGTAAACGAACGGGACATTCCGCAGTTGTGACACTTGAAGTTGTAGTCAGACTTGTTGCGGTAAATGTATCCCCTGGCTTTGTTCTTGTGTCGAGAGGAGTCTCCACAATACGGGCATCGGAAGTTGTAGAGTCCTTCTCTTACCTTTTTGAACTTCTCTAGACGAGGTGAGATGAGACCGATATATTTGGCGTCAAGATAACTCACGAACAAGGGGTCGAACTTGTTCTATTCTACCAGATGTTTCTGTAGGTGACAACGACTTGAGGTTTATAATTTTCGCATTGACAAGAAACGTAAGAATACCAATGGCTCCAATGGCAGCCCAGACCTTTCTTTCCAAAAAGTTTATTTTGATAAGCAATCCGTTATTGTTGCTGTCAATTTTGTCGCGTAACTTATCAAGTTTGTCAAATAAAATTTCGTCGGTTTTTTCCTGTTGGGATATTCTCTCTTCATGGACTGCGAGCATACGAGATACATTCGTATTTACCTCGCTCATCTTTGTTATCGTATCGTCTAGTTTCAAAACTAAACGTTCAAAGTCAATTACTTTTTGTTCTAAAAGAGCAAACTTGACCTCATTTGACATTTTTGATCGACCTCAAGACATTTTTGCCTTTCGATAGGTCACGATACATTGCAACATATCCCTTGGGATAGTTCTTATATCTCTTCTTTCTTCTGTCTACGGTTCCAAGAACAGGATCATAACCAGCAACCGGACCTGTTGGATTCGCAGCACCAGTGTATCCACCGGCACCAACTGACATTGTTGGTTCCTCTTGTAGATAACGTATGATATTAATAACTTTTTCCAGTCGGTAATCCATCAGACCTTGTTAAGTAAATCTAGGCAGTATAGATCAACAGGTATGTCATTGACAATTGATTTAGGATACTCTGGTATTCTTTGTAAGAAGAGTAAAAAAGTCTTCAAAGTTGACCAAAGATCTCTGTCAATCTTATAAAATAACAGTGGTGTTGCTGCATCATCAAATACATTATACAAACAAATGAAGTGATTGAGTAACAGGTGAGTTTTTAGCTCACCTGTTTTTCTATATCTCTTCAACAGTCTTTTAATATATTTAAACTTTTTTAGGTCTTCGTAAAAATCTTCCTGTGTTACGGCTTGAGGGTTATCATAATGTTTAATTGCAAACATCAGATAATTGTTTTCATTCAACTCATCGAATCTCATACCATACCATACTATCAGGAACGTCCAGCGTCGGTTGGGTAAACTACAGAAGGTGAACTTGTGTCAATACCAGACATTGCAACCAGAACTTCACTCTTAACTCTAAGAGTTCCGTGAGTATCAATGTAGGTGGTAACACCAACCCATCCCTGATGACCGAAAGAAGTGTATGCACTTCCAACAGGGCCTGCACTGGAGGTGGAAATACCATATACCAGTGAGTCTACGTCAGTTCTCTTCTCACTATAAGTGTAGTCAAGAACACTAGACTTAGGAAGTCTGCTGAAGGTAGCGGAAGTGGTGAAACCAATCGCACTCAGTCCAGCACTTGAACCGATGGTGATTGACTCACTGCTGGCGATGGCAACAATAACTGCATCACCGAAGTAAGTATGACCAGCGCCTGTTACTCCTCTACTGCCAATACCGAAACGAATCACATCTCCAGTCTGAGCACAACCAACAAGACCAAAAGAGCTTCCAGTTCCAGTTACAGTGATGTTTCCGTTATCAGCAACAGAGGTTGAAACAGTATATCTGGCCGTAGAAAGACCTGCTACTGAATCTGTATTCGACCAAAGAGCCATGTTTCTTTGCCTATAGATTTCTTTGTATAAAGATATTTATAAAAAAAGGAGACCTTTACTTTTTGGTCTCCTTGCGTAACACAATTTTTAAAAAGTGTGTGATGAGGTCAAGTAACCCATTCTCTTCAAATCTTTTTGTTTTTGCTAACCACTCAGAGGCAGTTAACAGTAGACCTAAAGCAATGGTTACTCCCCAGTTAGTTAAAAAGCAGGTAATCATCCTTCAGATTGTGGTTTGAAGAGAAGTTCCTTAACAGTAGCAAGGACCATATCGTCAATGCTATTGTCGGTGGATTTTACATACTTTTCAAGAAGTTCAATAACAAGGTTCTTAACTGCTGGATGTGAAGCAAGTTGAAGTACGATTGGTTTTACAACCGCTACGACTGCACCCATAATGTCCTCCTGGTTAGAGTATCCTCAGGTATTTAGAAAATCTATTGTGGATTTGACCTTCTTCCGATTACACCGCCTGGTTGTTCGGGGAAACCAAGTCTCGGAAGTCTACCTTTTCTCTTCCTCTCTGATTTGGGAGTAGGAGATGGTGTACGAACACCAGGACCAACTTTGGGAGGAACTGGATACTTAAACAGATCGGGAACTTTAGTTGGGGCGTCAGTTTTTCCAGGAGCCTTAACGATATCGGATGGCGATTTTGGTTTTGGTGGTGCCGCTACTTTTGGTTTCTTTTTATCCTTTTCTGGTTGAACTTGTGGTTCTGTTTCGGGTTCAGGTGATGGTTTTACTTTAGGTGTTGCTGGGATGGGTTTGATCGAAGGTCTTTGACGAGGTTTAAGTGGAACAATCGATGGAGTCTCTGATGGTTGTCTACCAGGGCGAAGACCCAATGACAGATCAAGGTCATCCTGTTTTTTCTTTACACGTTCATCTCTCGCTTTTCTGTAAGCAGTAGCAAGGTCAAGAGCGGTCGATGCAAAGTTTGTGAACGCTTTAACTCTACCACCTACGAATGGGAAAGAGCTAATAGTTCTTAATGTTTGACCTGTTTTAGAAGTCTTGGAAGAACCATAACCAGGTATCAAAAGTTGACGAGCTTGAGTAGCACTCATTCCACCTGTAGGTTTAGCAGCAGGTGTAGGTTTAGAAGGAACTGGTTGACTCTTTGCAGGAGGCAGTGCTTGTGTTCTTGGAAGTGGGCTGGATGGACCAGTTGTAGGAAGACCTCTTTGTGGTTGAGGTTTCCTGGGGAACTGTTTCCAAGGATCGGCAGCAGCACCACTTACAGGTCTGGCCCCTTTTACTGCCTTTGCAAGGTCACCCATTCCTTTGACCTTTCTCTCATATTTTGCAATATCAATCGCAGCATCTTGAGCAGCAGCACCTCTAGCGGTTGCACCTTTTCCAAATGCTCTACCGAGACCAGGCAAAGATAACTGATCTTTTGGTTTAACTTCACCCCGAACTTGTTTTAGAGCTTCTGGTCCTTCTTTTTTTATCCACTTTTTAATAGAACCGGCCATTCGACTTTGAACTTCTTTACCCTTTTTAGCCTGTTTCTGCATTTGGGAAAGAAGTTCAGAACCTGCCTGTCTGATCTGTTTGCCGACGGCTGATCTTCTTGCTTGTGATTGTTTTTCTACGGCTCTTCTAGCAGAAGCCTTCAGTGATCTTCTTCTACCAGCGGTAAGTTCGGCACCACTACCAGGTACGGATCTTAATGGGTTTTGTCCAACACCAGGAGACGATGCATATTTTCTGAGAGTAGAAGCTTCTCTTTTACCAATAGGAGTTGCACCCTTGTATGGGCCTTTGGTGAGAGTTTGACCTCTCAAAGACTTGGTTTGACCAGCACCAGGTTTTCCACCAGCACCACTCTTTTCATCCGCAGCTTTACCAGAGATGTCAATATCAAACTGTTGTGCCTGTTTTCCTGAGACAGGTTCGTTAGTCTTGTACTTATCGGCTCTACTAGTTTTAAGAAGTCTCTGTAGTTTTTGTATTGGAGTTTCTTGACTAGGTACTTCTTGTTTTTTAATTGTTTTCTTATCAGTTCCAGGCAAACTGAGTTGAACAACTTTGGGTTCTTCTACCAATACCCCACCAAAAGCCTCAGCAACCAGAGAGAGATCTAACTCTTCTCTGTTCAACATCTGTTTGTGTTTCTTTGTTATAACTTCTTTGGTTGTCTTAGCCTCTTCATCGTCTTTAGGGGGCATCACCACACAATGTGGTGACTTTGGTGATACCCCTTCTACTTTTTTGCTTCGTCAAAGTAGTTCAGATCATATCTCCAACTGGAGAAACCTTCTTTAACTTTACTTCTTCTCTTGGCGATAGCCTTCTTAATGGCATCACGACGTTTGCCGAGATACTTATCAGACTTATCACTGTCACCATCATTATCAATATCTTCGTCTTCTTGACCAACTGGATCCAGACCTTCCTTCATAGCCATCTTAGTTGCAGTGGCATACATTACTTCTTTAGCTCTCTTACCATAACGCTCTTCGAAGCCTTTCTTGGACTTCTTCATACCCTTCACATATTCTTCTCTCTTCTTCATCTCACCTTCAGACATTTTCTTTTCATCAAGTGACGAGTTTACTTGTTCTTCCATTTCTTCTTCCTTTTCTTCTCTCTCTTCTCTCTTTTTCTTAGTCTTGGCAAGAATTCTTTCTCTAGCTTCATCAGCATCCTTCTTAGAAATGCGATAGCCATCACGATCGGTCTTCAGTTTTTCATCTGGTTTATCATAACCTTCACCAAGAAGTTTCTTCTTAGCAAGAACCTTTACAGGAGCAGGAGCTGGTGATGAGCCCAGAAGAGCCATATAAACTTTTTTAACCTCTTCTTTATTTGCACCAGGCTTTACTTTTCCTTTAGCCTTATACTTAATATCGGAAGCTAATTGAGAAGCCTGTTTTGCAATGTCAGTGGCGCCCGCAGCGTGACCCTTTCTCACACCCTCGTGAATTGAGAGGTAAGCATCCATAATTGATTCATCAAATTTAGACCGATTCTCAGATGGGAACATTTCTTTTGGCACGTTTTTTCCTAGATTTATTTATAAAATTAAGGATGACTGCGTTGCTAGTCATACGTTGAACATACTCACGATGTGCATCAGTTCCAACTTCTCTCTGATCTGCAGGAACACCAGAAACGTTTGTAAAAGTTTCAGTAATGTCTTTGATCCAAGACTTAAACATAATGTTATCTTCAGTTACTGCAATGATGTAGTTTGCACCAGTACGGATAATCTTTCCAATCAGACCAGTGTTATCGTTTTCTACCCAGTCACCAACCTGAAAAAGACTACCATTGATATAGTTTTCCCTAAGAGTTTTCCAATGAAACTTAGGAGCAAACTTCCACATCTCCTTTTGCACTTCTTTCTTTTCTTTATCTTCAATACCCATACTCTTTCTCAGAGTGGTATAAAGTTTTTCCGTTCCTTCATCACCAAGTGGTTTAGGTACACCCTTTCTAAAAGTATCGAAGTCTCCTTTAACAGCCGCAGCACGAAGTTTGGATGCAGACATACCCTCCACACCTTCAGACTCTGCGTCTCTTTCACCAGCAGAGATCACGCGGATGCGATCAAAATCATAGAGTTCCCCGTTGTACTTGTTAGCAAGGTTTTCAAATTCTTTCAGTCTGTCCGCACCAACAACAATGTTGACACTCTTTGCACCACGACCATATGCACCTTTCAGGACATCAAAAATGGTCTTTGCACCAGGATCATCAACGATACGTTCGGCGTGTTTGGGGAACATCGCCTGCATATAAGAAATCTTAGTTTTAGGATCTAATGGATTCTTCTTAGGATCATTAGAACGTGATGGATAAATGGCATACTCACCCTTACCAGCTACGTCACGAACACGATTCAAAAGTTTTTCGTGACCAACTGTTGGTGGATTGAATCTACCAAATGCAACGGTGATATCTGCAGGATCTCCTTCCTTTTTACGAATCTCTTCTCTTTCAGCCTTTTCTTGTTCTGCAGCGGCTTGTTGTTGCTGCACTTCCATATCAGCTCTCTCATCTGGAGTGGGAGGGCGTTGTTTGCCAAAAAACTTCAGTCTACCGTTTACGGTTTTGGCTACAAGGTTACCATCCTTGTCATACCAATCACCGTGGCCGTCTCCTTTAAGACCCATCTTTTTGGCCTGTTCAGAAGCCTGGGTCACCACCTCTGTAATAAACTGACTAAAACTCTTCATTACTTCTTAATATTACAGATCTTTTGTCCGTATATGTAGTATTTATTCTGTTAGATTATTTACTTTGCGTATGCACCGCTACCAGCTTCAACATAGAACTTAAGTTCTTTGATATTGAATTCACCATTGATTTCACTGGATCTGTTCTTGAATCTAAGTTGGAACAATTCTTTGTTTCCAGGGTTCAGTTTGAATTTAATGTTGTCTCCTGTCATCACAGTTTCAACGGATTGTGTGTTCTTTTCCAATTCATTGATATGATCAATTGTTATCTCTTTTACCTTACTCTTGTCAACATCAACCACATCGGCAAGGTCGGAACCAAATGTCACATCTCTAAAAAGTTGAAATGCAGCTTGTTTGAGTTGAGGAGTAGAACCAAGAGAAGTTAATCCTTTCTTAATGTCTGTGTACAGTTCTCTAATCGTTTGAACCTTCAACTTTTTCTCTTGTGAGGTTCTTGCGGTAGCGAGAGTTTCACCAAGTATCTTTCTGTATCGTTCTTCATTAGGCAGTCGGATACCAAACCTCTTGAGTATGTCCATCATACCATTGTAGGGGCTCAGGTTGGCAAGCGTCTTACTTCCAGACTTCATTGAGAAGTTGAGTTTCTCATCCAAATAACTCTTACCGTTGATCACAACATCAACATCCAGGTCACCCTTGATTTCACCACCACTGGATTCTCCTGCAATACCATCAGCGGTAATCGTGATATCAACCTTATCACTCTGGTTATTTTTCAAATAAGCATCTTTAATGCGTTTAATCTTACTTCTATATTTTGTATTAGTATAAGCAATCAAAGTATCAATCTTTCTACCAATGTTACCAACGTCCGATGATTTTTCAATAAGGACTTCAAAGTTTGGTCCAAATGCATCTTTTGTAGATTGATACTTCAGTCGGACAATTAGATTAACTTGAATATTATCTTGAGGCAATCCATCAGTAAACTTTCTTACAACTGTCTGAAATCTTCCAGTCTGAAACATCTTCGGTTCAATCTGAGACCGAATGGAGTTCAGTTTACCTTTATCGATTTTATCATAGGCAAAGAGTTGTGCGAGAGCGATAGCAAAGACGCCCTCCATTACATCCCCTTCGTTTAATTTTGCCATTAGATAAAAAAATACCCCTCCTAATATTTAGAAGGGGTTGATTATCATTCAACAACTTTACCAATCGCATCATCCAGATCAGTAATCACTTCTCGGATATTAAAGATGCGAGGGGGAACACTCAATACATCATAAGTGTATCCTTTTTGAGCCTCAAATAAAACCTGCCGTACTTCTGCAGCAGAATGAGCATCCATTTTAAGAGTAACTTTTTTCATCGGTCGTCAGCAGCACGGTTTTCAGAGAAGTAAACATCAAAAGCACCTTCAGGGTAACGCTTCAGAAGTTTTTGAACATTACGGGCAACTACATCATCAAGAGTGACATTCAATGCCATACAAGCTTGTGCAACATACCACATAATATCACCCAGTTCGATAATCAGGTGCTCACGGTTGTCCTCATTAAAAGGTTTACCTTGAAACACCATCTTCTTGACGATCTCCATAAACTCACCACCTTCAGCATTGATACCAACAGCAGCGGTCAGAAGACGTTCAATGTTTGCACCCTTCTCGTCAAGAGCAACTAGACGATCGGACAGTGCGAGAAAGTCTTTTGATGCATCAGAAGTTACGGCATCAACAAACTCAGCATACCTATCAAAATCAACGTGTTTTGCAGTTTCCATTAAAATTTAAATCCTTCGAACTTGTTTGTAGTTTTCTTTTCCTCATAAGTATAGTCGTCATCTCTCCCATTGTCAAGAATGTCGTGTTGTGCAGATTGTTCACAATCATACAAACGCATCTTGGCTCGATCAATACCCAATACAAACCTCTTGTTAATAGTCGGATCATTATATCGGTTCTTCAATTGTTTAACCATAATCTGACCTAGTTCTTCCAACTCTTCCGTACTAATCAGAGCGAACATAAGATCAGCAGTAGCGGGAAGACCAAATGATTCTGAGGTATCAGTAAGTTCAACATCAGAAGAACCATAACCAGAACGAGTAGTCTGAGTAGCAGATACAATAGGAACATTGAACTCTACAGCCAGACCTCTAAGTTCTTCAGCAATGGCTTTAATGTAGGAATAGGAATTGATGTTTCCATTTCCTTTGTACCTAGATGAGGAACAAATATTAAGATAATCGATGAAGATAATGTCTGGTTTAAATGACTTCTTAAGTGCAAGTTCGTTCAGAAGTGCCTTAAAGTGACCACTATGGGCGGATGCGGTTGGATATTCTTTAATGATCAAAGAACCCTGAGTCTTCTTTGCAAGGTTTGTTACCTTCGTTTCAAACATTTGTTTGGGAAGGTCAATGATCTCCTGAATATTTACATTCAAGAGATTCGCGTCAATTCGCTCAGCAATTCGTTCCTCCGCCATCTCAAGAGTGATGTAGAGAACGTTCCTGCCTTGCAATAAGACGGAAGAAGCCAAGTGGCACATAAAGAGACTCTTTCCGACACCCGTACCAGCCAGAGCGATATTGAGAGTCTTATTAGGTAAACCACCTTTTGTAATTTTGTTGAAGTAGTCCAGGTCAAAAGATATCTTATCTTCCTTCCGGTGGTAGAGTTCGTAGCGTTTTTCATAGTCTTCTAGGTAATCGTGACCTACGTTTCGGTTAAAAGATACTGATAAAGCTTTAGATAGAATGTCTGGAATGGCATCACGAGTCTTCTTTGGATCATCATTATTGGCAATCTGGATAGATTCCATTAGAGCCAAATAAATGGCACGGTCACGACACCACTTCTCTGTGGTATCAGTCAACCATTCAAAGTCGCATTCTGCATCCTCAAGAGAGTTAATAATCTTGTTGATACCAACAAGTTCTTCTTGAGTCACATCGGTACGATTCTCCACTTCAATAGAAAGAATCTCTTTAGTGATAAGACTGTTGTAATCTACAACATACCGTGCAATCTGTTCGAATACTATCTTTTCTTCACGATTACTGAAGTAATCAGGTTGAATGAAAGGGAGGACTTTTCTTAGATATTCTTCTTTGAATACCAAGTTCCGAAGGATAATATTCTCGATTCGATCCATTTTCAACAATTCTCAACTTTAAGTTTTCAATGACAAGGAGATACTTCTTAGCATCTTTAAAGGACAAATTACTGTGTTGAGACAACACTATCCATTTGCCCTCTTTTTTATTATAACACTCTAGTCTATAGTTACTCTCCGTATGAGAACTCTTTTCTAGCAACTTGGTCAAGTTGTTCCATAACTTCATCAGTGAAGTATTCTTCAGGGTTTGCAAGAATCTGTTTTCCATAGATCTTCTTGCCGTCTATTTCATAACGACCTGCGACATTCTTCCAAAGTCCGCCAATCTCACCAAGTTCAAGAAGACCATAGTAACGATCAAGGCCACGCTCATCGTAGTAAAGACGCACCGTAACATCCTTGTTCTCCTTACTCAGACGCGACTTAGCAGTCTTAGCTTTGATAAGATTGCCGACCACTTCCGTTCCATCCTTCTCTTTCTTTTTGCTGAGATAGATGATTGTACTTGCTGCATACTTGAGGCCACTGCCTCCTCCCATTTCTTTAGTTGGTACATAAGCTCCGATAACATCGTAAGTATGGTTGGTAACGATCATTGGAATATTTGCTTGACCCAACTTGAGAGTGAGCATACGGAAGGCACCTTTGACCAATTGAGATTTGGTCATATCGCGGACTTGTTTGTCGTTGAGGGCGTCTGTAATTTCTTTCTCGGTGGAAAGCATCCCCAGAGAGTCTAACACAAACATACAAGGTTTGCGTTCTTCTACAGGTTTTTTTAAGTATATATCTACGGCTTTCAAGGCTTTACCTCGAAACTCTTCAATTGTTACAACATTAACCACGACAAGACGAGATGTGTCGATGCCGCGTGACTCGATGAGGGACTTTGTAATGGCAGCTTCAGTATCAAAGTAGAGACAATAGCCATCGGGGTTAGAATCAAGAAAATTCTTAACCACAGCGAGAGAGAAGAAAGTCTTTCCAGTAGAAGACTCTCCAGCAATAGCAGTAATCTTATTCCCAGATACACCACCAAATACACTACCTGAAACCAGTGCATT